TGGGTTTTGCCCTCGGGCAAAACTATTACCAATCCCCCCTTTCGGGTTTAATGGCAATCGGTATTCTTATACCGTGCACCTAACTATACATTTTCAAAGTTATCCCCAATCCTTTGATTTCTCTAAAGGAATGTGGTTAGCCCATGGAACAGTAAAGTTTAACTGACCATTGTAAGCAATAACTTCTCTGGTTGTTTTCAATATGTCAGTTATAATTCGGGAGGCTTTCATACTTTGGACTACTAATACGTCACGATGACGTAAATAGAATCCTTCGTCTGAAAGAGGTATATCTACTTTACCAAGAAGAGTACGCAACTGTTTAGGTTGTGTACCCATCCCGTAATCGTAGAGAGCGTCATAGCTTTTGAGGTAAACCTCTTCAGCTCTGCCGTATACCTGGAGGAACGGAACTGCCTCGATTAAATCAAAGCAGTCCGCTCCACCGTCTCGTAGAGATGTAATTTGAATCACCATTTCGGTAGCTAGGTCTCCCAGGCTACCTTTGGTATTCTTACTTACTATTCTTTCTCTAGATTCTAGGTATAGAGTTTGGACGACCTTAACTGTTAACCATTGTAAAAACAATGTTTTGTTAACCTTTTTAGGCCATTTAATCTTTACACCTGGAAATGTGGACCTTACGTAAGCATTTACTGCTTTACCTAGAGTCCCTTTCCCTTGTAGAACCTTTAGAAAGGCTATTACTAAATTAATTGTCGGTTTGAATGCGGTATAACGTTTCCGCGGCCAATCTAACACATTAATAAAGTAACTCTCTACAACTGACAACAATTCTGAGTCCCAACGCTTATAATCTAGCTCTTGAATTAAGATTCCTAAACTAGTAATAGTTTCGGATCTTCTTTCATAGAGAGCTGATAAAGGGAATGGGGACACATTTTCTCCATGGAGTCTTATTTGCTTAGCAAATTCGAATCCGTGAGGACTTATGTGTGTTTTGGAATATTGAATTTCAATATCCCACTCAGCAAGAATCTTTTTATATTCTCGGGCTAATGAATCGTTAGCAATAACGATATCATCACCTAAGAGCATATATCTAGACCGTCTCCAGTTTAGGTTAGCATTTTTACATGCTTTCCAAACTAAGAAATGGTGTGCTAATGCTGTAGTATTAAATGATGAGTACATACCCATAGGATTACCGGTGGCGTAACTTACGTCAAATCCCTTATAATCAAATGGAGTACCTATCATTAAATACTTCCATGCATCAGCATATTCTTGGCCAAACCAAACTACTAATATACGATGATTAATATCAATCGGGAATCTATCTGTGAAGGCTTTTAAGTCGACACTATGATAGTTGTTCCTAATAGAGTTCTCCAAAGTATAAAAGTGTTTAATTTGGTCTGCTGTGCAGTCTTGGCGAATATTAGAAAGTTGTTTATAGAGAAAATTATGCAATGGCAGCAATGCCGATTGCGAATAATAATCTCCTATAGCAACCTCTCTAATTTTTCCTTCTTTATCTTCAATTTTCGAGAGACGACGAGAAATCGGATTACCCTTGCGGGTAGCACGATTATCGAAGAATTTCGGAATTCGTTGATAAAGAAGTGAAAACCTCGTCATAAGGTCAAAAAGGTGATCACCACCAACAATCTTAATTGATTGTTTTTGTTTTTCACTTAATGACATATAATCTCTAAATGAGGTCCATAGGGCATGCCCATTCGGACCACTTTTCGAGGTCATATGAAAACTTTTAAAAGCTAAAGCTTTTGAAGGTCTTCCTATATGACGAAGATTTACACCTAAATCTTTCAAAAAGAGTAGAATATCACCGTCCAACATTGAGGGAGTACCGGCATAGCCGGGCCCTTTCATGATTGTGGCGAGAGATATTTCTCCTTTCAACTTTATTGATCGAGTAATGTATAATGCAGAAAAGGCTAGCCTTATTAAAGGGTAACTTTTAACCTGCTCTATACGCTTGATCAATACTGATAAAGTTTTAGGTAACCATAACTGATCTCCCCTTTTAAAGGTTACTGGGTCTATACTAAGTATGACTTTTGTAAACTTTAATCGGAGATCCTTAGTGTATTTGATTGCCTCGGGTTTACCCCGGGTATCCAATACCTTAAGGATTTTATTAGCAACCTGTAATACGTAGGTGGTATCCTTGTAACTTGACTTTGTCAGATTACTTGCGAGCCACTTAATGCATACAAGGGTAAATTCATTAAGCTTTCGCTTTTTGTTTCTATCTCTTATATTCATAAGTATAACGGGTCTACCTTATAGCGTTGAGAACGGCTACAGCCAGGTAAACTGTAGCAGTTATGCCGC